GCTAGGACCGAAACTACCTCCGAGAGCCAAAGCTCTTCTCTCGCCTGTCGGCGTTTATCTCAATTCCCCGGAGGTCTGAAGGCGAAGGCCCATTGGGGGCCACGGCGTCCCAAGCCGCAGAAACAGTTCTACAGATGTTGAACTACCTTGTCCACCCTTATTTTGAATTATTTTACCTTATTTCTATCTAATGGTAAGAAACCCTAGGAATACTGCGGGTTTGCAGTGACAAAAAAAATTGGTGTGGTAGACTGGAAAGGTTCAATTGAACTTTTATTTGAAATTTTATTTCAAGATTTTTAACTCCCTGGTGAACAACTTCGTTGTCCCCCAGTCGTTAAAATAGGAACCCAAAACGCCGAAAGGCCTAGCGCAGCGTCGAGGTAAAGATGACAGATAAACCAAAGCTCACAGTCGTAGGTGGCACAGGTACTGATAGTCCTAAGAGGGGGAAGACCAAGAAGGTCACAAGAAAGAGTGCCATACAGCCCAATGGGCTGACACTGAAGCAGGAGACGTTTGCCCTAGCCGTCTTTAATGGCAAAGGGTTTAGCGATGCATATCGAGAGGCCTACGATGCTGAGAACATGTTGCCAGCTACCATTCACAGGCAGGCTTATGAGCTGGCTGTTCACCCCAAGATATCAGCACGATTAGATGAGCTGCATAGTCAGAAGGAGAGGGAGCGGCGCATGCAGAGCCTCTCTCGAAGCGATCTCGTTTTGAAACAGCTAGAAGCAATTGCTTTGGACGGGGACATGCAGGACGGGGCGAGGGTTCGGGCACTGGAGCTGCTAGGTAAGAGCGTTGCGTTGTTCACTGACCGGGTGGAGACACAGGACAAGACTGATCGAACAGCCGACGAGATTGAGCGGGATCTGAAAGAGAAACTGCAGCGGCTGGGGCTGGGCTAGGAAGGTGAGGTTTTTTTGGCAATTATAAGGTATAGGTTTTTTTCCTTTATCTCTGACCCCCACCACCCCCCACCCCCCCCTTTATCGGCGACGCTGTACGCGATTTACATACATGATATTCCACACACACAAATACCTCCTAGGTTCAAATAGGGGGGTAGGTACTATACCCAAAAAATTGAAACGGTTTTCAAATCAAGAAAGGCTGAGTTATGGATTTTAAAGAGTACCAAGAGTTTTGTAAGACCACTGCCATATACCCTGACAGTGCCAAGATAATGTACCCAGCGCTTGGATTAGCTGGGGAAGCTGGTGAGGTAGCCAACAAGGTAAAGAAGATAGTCAGAGACGGCCTTCCAGAGGACTGGAGAGGGCAAGCAGCGGTTAAGGAGCTGATAGCTTCGGAGATTGGTGATGTTCTTTGGTACTGTGCCGCACTAGCCACTGATCTGGATATGCCTCTTGAACGTTTGGCACTAGACAACATGAACAAGCTGAAGTCTCGTAAGGAGCGAGGGAAGATAGGTGGTTCAGGAGATAACCGTTAAACCGTATTATATATATATATATATAATATAATATATATAATATAATTATATCTCTCTCTCTTTTAGAGAGAGAGAGTATATATATAATATATATAATATATACATATTACGCGCGTTTATAGTAATTACTGGTCTGTGCTGAAGGCTGTCACATGGAAGAAAAGAAACATTCCCGTAGTTGTTATATTAGATTCCGCAAGGTTGTTAGAAAGTTGCAAACCAGCTACATGATTGCGGATGATGGCTATATAGACATCGAGCCGTTTGATGGTTTCCCTAAAGGTATTTCAACTTTTCATTTCACTTGGCCTGAAACCCTAGAGCGGGTTGAGTATGCTCTGAAACATCCAGAGTCTTTAGATGCAGGGCAATATACGGAATAAGAACCATAGATAACCAAAAGTTCAAAGAAATTAAATCCGACTATGTTCTCTGAGAATCCTCCACATCCTCCACATCCTCCACAAGCTCCACAGGAAAGTTCAATAGAACTTTTCAATTCGACATTTAGTTGATATATTAGAGAGGGTTTCGCTGGAGAGCTGTTATGGGTTTTAGTTCGGTTATAGGAAGAACGGTAAGTCAATCAGGCACTAGTGGTAAGGGTGGTGCATACAATGCCCCACAATACCAAACACCCTCATCGTACTCGGATGCATCGTATGGTCAAAACTATTCGTATCAAAGCCCATATGGATCAAGTAGTTTTAACAGAGTAAACCAGCAATACGGACCTGTGTTCTCGGCACCCCAGAATGTTCAGTCTCAATTTGTGCAGCAGCAGTTACCCTCTGGTGCAACAACATTCGCACCAAGCTATGCTTCCACTTACGGATCTAGACCATTACCCTACAAACCAATCTCTTATGAGCTTCCCACTCCTAAACCTGCGCCAAGGAATGTTATTCCGAAAGATAATGTCTTTGTGCCAGAGTTTCAGAGTAGGCCAAAAAACATATTCCCTTATCCATCTAACCTGCAGGATACATTTGCTGGAAATGAGCAATATCAAGCTTTGATGGATTATCAAAAATCACTAGCACCAACTGAAGAGCAAAGAACAAGGCTTCAAGAGCTTCGGTCTGCTTTTGAGGGCAGTGATGCATATCGTGATTATCAGCAAGAAAGAATGAGAAATATGTCAGGTGGCATTGGTGGTTATCGTGGCATGTACGGTCCACGGATCAACCGAGAGTTTGGTGGATTTCGTCCATACATGATGCCTCAATATGGATATGATTATTACTAGTAGTTCTTATGAGAAAGCACTCTTCAATTCTTGATAAGATATCAAGCCTGCCTATAGATCAGCAGGCTGAAATTCTTAAAGAGCTTGAGGCACTAGACTCTGCACGATCAAAAGAATCAGCAAGAACGGACTTCCTAGAGTTTGTTAGGATGATGTGGCCTAGCTTTATTGCTGGCAAACATCACAAAACAATGGCAGATGCTTTTGAGCAGGTAGCAAAAGGTGAACTAAAGCGCCTGATTATCAACATGCCACCCCGTCATACCAAGTCAGAGTTTGCATCTTACCTCTTTCCTGCATGGTACTTAGGCCAATACCCCGAAAGAAAGGTTATTCAGACGGCACATACCGCAGAACTAGCGGTAGGATTTGGTCGTAAGGTGCGTAACCTCATCCAAGGAGAAGACTTTCAGAATGTTTTTTCTGGCATCGAGCTATCTTCAGACTCAAAAGCTGCTGGTAGGTGGAACACCAACAAGAAAGGTGACTACTTTGCTATTGGTGTTGGTGGTGCTGTTACTGGTAAGGGCGCTGATGTCCTAATTATTGACGACCCACACTCCGAACAAGAGGCCCAACAGGGACAATTCAACCCTGAAGTCTACGATAGGGTCTACGAATGGTACACATCTGGGCCTCGTCAGCGTTTACAACCCGGTGGAGCCATCATCATTGTGATGACACGCTGGTCAAAGCGTGATCTTACCGGGCAAATCATCAAAAGATCCGCAGAGATTGAAGGCACTGATGAATGGAAGGTGATTGAACTCCCAGCAATCATGCCATCTGGCAAGTCTTTGTGGCCTGAGTTTTGGAAATTACAGGAATTAGAGGCAATTAAGGCTGAGATCCCCGTATCTAAGTGGAATGCTCAGTATCAACAGAACCCAACATCAGAAGAAGGCGCTCTTATCAAGCGCGAATGGTGGAATGAGTGGGAGTATGACGAGCCACCCATGTGTCAGGCTATCCTTCAGTCTTGGGATACAGCGTTTTTAAAGACACAACGCTCTGATTACAGCGCATGTACAACGTGGGGTATCTTTTACCACCAAGATATTAACGGTGGTGCAACACCAAACCTTATTTTGTTGGATGCGTACAAAGAAAAGCTGGAGTTTCCAGAGTTAAAGCAACTAGCTTACGAGAAATACTGGGAGTATGAACCAGATCAGTTGATTGTTGAGAAGAAAGCCTCTGGTGCGCCGCTGATCTTTGAGCTTCGGGCCATGGGTTTACCAGTTACAGAGTTTACTCCTTCTCGTGGACAGGATAAAATTGCTCGTGTAAACGCAGTAACAGACCTATTTGCTAGTGGAGTTATATGGCATCCACCAACAAAGGGTGCTTATGATGTGATTGAAGAGTGTGCTTCATTCCCATCAGGAGAGCACGATGACTATGTTGACTCTGTGTCTCAAGCTTTGATTAGATTTAGGCAAGGTGGGTGGATCAGATCAGCAAATGATGACTACGATGATACGCCGCAATATAGAAGACCAGTGGAATATTATTAATTAACCTGTTATATTGTGGTCTAGTGTAGAGGAAAACAATATGGCTATCACCAAACAAATGGAACCATTTGATCCTGAAGAGATTCAAGGAGCGGAAGAGGGTGAGCCAGATTTAGAAATAGAAATTGTAAACCCAGATGCGGTTTCAATGGAAACTGAAGACGGTGGTATTGTTATAGATTTCACTGGAGAAGTTTCAGAAAATCTTCTTGGCCCAGATCACGAAAGCAATCTCGCCGAGTTTATGGATGACCAAGACCTTCAGGCACTTTCATCTGATCTTATAGAGGAGTTTGAGTCTGATAGAGACTCCCGTAAGGATTGGGCGCGAGCATATGTAAAAGGCTTAGATCTTTTAGGCCTGAAGATTGAAGAGCGCCAGCAGCCGTGGGCAGGTGCATCAGGTGTATTCCATCCATTACTTACTGAATCGGTTGTGCGCTTTCAAGCACAGGCAATGAGCGAGTTGTTCCCAGCTTCTGGTCCTGTTCGCACAAAAATTATGGGTAAGCTTACAACTGAAAAGTATAAGCAATCTCAGCGTGTAGAAAACGAAATGAACTATCTCTTAACGGAAGAGATGGTTGAGTATCGTGAAGAGACTGAGCAAATGCTGTTTAAGCTACCGCTTGCTGGCTCGTCTTTTAAAAAGGTTTACTACGATCCGCTTAACGGGCGTCCAGCGGCCATGTTTGTTCCCGCTGAAGACTTTGTGGTGGCGTATGGTTCTTCAGATCTAGAAACATGCGAACGCTATACGCATGTTATGAAGAAGACCTCTAATGAAATTTTAGAACTGCAGATTAATGGGTTTTATCGTGAGGTAGATCTTCCAGATCCTTCTCCTGACAGAACAGACATCGAAGAAAAGTATGATGAGCTAGATGGTGAGTCTGCTGTAATTGAAGATGATGACAGGCACACAATCCTTGAGATTCATGCGAACTTAGATCTTCCCGGAGATCTTGCCGACCCAGATGGACTTGCTCTCCCTTATGTCGTTACAATAGACAAATCATCTTCAACCGTTCTTTCTATTCGTCGCAACTGGTATGAAGAAGACAGTAGAAAAAAGAAACGATTACACTTTGTACACTACAAATATTTGCCGGGGCTTGGGTTCTATGGGACGGGTCTTATTCATCTTATTGGTGGTCTTGCGAAATCCGCTACATCCATACTTCGTCAGCTTATTGATGCAGGTACGTTATCAAATTTGCCTGCAGGTCTTAAAGCTCGCGGAATGCGTATTAAAGGGGACGACTCTCCTCTTATGCCGGGTGAATTTAGGGACGTGGATGTGCCGGGTGGCGCTATCCGCGACGCGATTACGTTTATCCCTTACAAAGAGCCGTCGAGTGTGCTTTATCAGTTACTTGGGAACATTGTCGAAGAAGGCAGACGCATTGGATCAGTTGCTGACATCCAAGTAGGAGACATGAACGCACAGGCTCCAGTGGGAACTACACTGGCTCTCATGGAGAGATCCATGAAGGTTATGTCTGGTGTGCAGTCTCGTATGCATGCAGCAATGAAGCGTGAGCTTCGTTTGTTGGCTAAAGTAATCCATGATTACATGCCTGCTGAATATGCATATGAAATGGACGGTGAATACAACCGAACGGAAGACTTTGACGGCAGGGTAGATGTAATCCCTGTTTCAGACCCTAATGCAGCCACTATGGCTCAGCGTATCATGCAATATCAGGCGGCGCTTCAATTGTCTCAACAAGCTCCTCAGTTGTATGATATGGGTAAGTTGCACCGTCAAATGCTAGAGGTTCTAGGCATTCAAGACGCCGATGATATCATTAAGCTTCCAGATGAGATCAAACCAAAAGATCCAGTTACAGAAAACATGGCTATTCTCAAACAAGAGCCAGTTAAAGCTTTTGCCTATCAAGATCATCAGGCGCACATCCAGACTCATATGTCTGCTATACAAGATCCAAAGATCCAAGAGATGGTTGGTCAATCACCTTTTGCATCAGCAATTCAAGCTGCAATGGCCTCACACATCACAGAGCACGTTGCATTAGAATATCGCAAGCAAATACAACTAAAGCTTGGTGTAGAGCTTCCAGACCCAGATGCGCCTCTCCCAGAGGACGTAGAATACGAACTATCAAAGCTTGTAGCAGAAGCTGCTCAAAAGATCCTGCAGACAAACAAGCAAGAGGCTCAGCAGGCAGAAGCTCAAAGGCAGGCACAAGATCCTCTCACACAAATTCAACAACGCGAACTTGTTATCAAAGAGCAAGAGCTGCAGCATAAAATTCAAATGGATCAAGCAAAGCTTGAGCTTGATAGACTTAAAGCTGAATCAAATGCTGATATCCAAGAGATGCGTATTCGTTCAGAAGATAGAAGGGCTGGCGCACAGGTTGGCGCTCGACTTGCAACAGACCTTGATAAGTCTCAGCGCGAAGAAAGGCTTGCTGGAGCTAAGCTTGGCTTGGAGATAGCAAAGGATCTCAACTTAGATGAGAGAGAACTTAACAGAGCATTAGAGCGTAACAATGGAGGAGAGTAATGTCTTTCTAGTGCTAGAGCGAAGAATTACTGAATATAAAAGTTCTATTGAACAATTCTTGGCAACTGGTGGCGCTAAAGACCAGAACGCATATTGGCAAGCAGTTGGCCAATATAGTTCGTACAATAAAATTTTAGATGATTTAAAAGAAATTGAAAAAAGATATATTGATAGTTAGAACTTTTTCCTATAATCTTACCTTATTCGTGGAATAAACCACGCAAGGTAACGGTGGACCTAAACCACTGCACACAGGTGAATAATGAGTGCTACAGTGAATGTAGACGATGTTAAGGTTAACAAAACCTTACGCGCAAAACTTCCTGAACCAACTGGCTATAGACTTCTAATAGCTATTCCCGAAATCAACGAGAAGACTGATGGTGGTGTGTTTATGCCAGATCAGCTTAAATCTGCAGAAGAGACCGCATCAATTATTGGTTTTGTCTTGAAAGTAGGCCCAGACGCCTATAAAGACGAATCAAGGTTTTCTGATGGACCTTGGTGTAAAGAAGGGGACTTTGTGATTTTCCGTTCTTATTCTGGTACTAGGTTTAAACTGCAGGGCAAAGAGTTCCGTATCATTAATGATGATACTGTCGAAGCCGTTGTTGATGATCCACGGGGGTACACAAGGGTATGAGCGCAGAAGCTGCAAAAATAGAAGAAGAGCTTTTGGACGATAGCGAGTTCGAGATTGAAATCGAGGACGATACTCCAGAGGCTGATCGCAACAGACCAGTTCGTGCTGAAGGGTCTGAACCAGAAATACCTGAAGACAATGAAATAGAACAGTATAGCGAAAACGTACAAAACAGAATTAAGAAGCTGCGGTACGAATACCACGAAGAACGTAGGGCAAAAGAAGAAGCCTCGCGTGTTCGTGAGGAAGCAATTCGATATGCTGAAACAGTTCAAAAAGAAAATGAACGTCTACGAAAGACTCTTGAAGATGGAGAAAGAGTTCTTGTGCAACAGGCACAAGGGCGTCTTCAAGCAGAAATAGATAAAGCTAAAAGAGCTTACAAAGAAGCATACGATACTGGTGATAGTGATGCTGTTATTGCCGCGCAAGAGCAGCTTACTAACTTACAAAATGAAAAATATCGTGTGGATAATTATAAGCCATCACCTCAACCCCAACCACAACAAGCTCAATATCAACAGCAAAAACCAGCTCAACAGGTAAAGAGGCCTGACCCGGAAGCTGAAGAATGGGCTTCTCGCAATGAGTGGTTTGGTAAAAATGAAGAGATGACTGGATACGCTTTTGGTGTTCACGAAAGAGTTGTGAAATCTGGGGTTTCCCCAAACAGCCAAGCGTATTACAATGCAATTGACGAAGCGATGAGAAAACGCTTCCCAGAGGAATTTGACGATGGGTCAGTGGAGGTCAACACACAACCCCGTCAAACAGGTAACGTGGTAGCACCTGCAAGCAGAAGCTCAAAAAAGCCACGCAAAGTTACGTTGACCCCTTCCGCAGTCAAACTCGCCAAACGACTCGGTCTGACAAACGAACAGTATGCGGCGCAAATGATGAAGGATAGTAGATAATGGCTGAACAGAGAAAACCACGCAACCTTGAGACTCGTGAACAAGGTGAGCGTCGAAAAAACTGGCGTAGACCTTCTGCGTTGCCGACCCCCGAACCCCGCGATGGTTTGCACTTTCGTTGGATTCGCACTTCCTTATTGGGTCAAAGCGACAATCCGAACGTGTCTACCCGATTCCGCGAAGGGTACACTCCTGTTAAAGCCGAAGACTATCCAGAGCTTTACGCTGTTTCTGATCTCGATTCCAGATTTCAGGGCAATGTAGAAATTGGCGGGTTAATGCTTTGTAGTATTCCCGAAGAAATCGCGCGTGATCGCGTCGAGGGACAGCTTGCAAATGCACAAAATGCTGCGGATGCTGTTGATCGAAACTATCTGCGTGAAAATGATCCGCGTATGCCTGTTCTTCAATCAGAACGGTCAACGCGCACCTCGTTTGGCAGGTAACTGAAAAAGTTCAATTGAACTTCTAGGGTGCTTGCTTTGTTCAAATTGTAGAAAAAAGGAAAAGGCAAATGTCTTCTACTGCTGCTCCCTTTGGACTGCGCCCCATTGGTCGTTTGGATAACGGTTCACAAGAAGTGTTCCGTCAATATCCTATTGCTTCTGCCTACGGAACGAACATCTGCGCTGGCGATGTCGTTCAACTCGTAGATGGCGGCGCTGCGGTGACCATTGAAAAGCAGTCTGCTACAGGGGATGATACTACCGCTATTGATATGGTGGGTATCTTTATAGGCTGTAAATATACAGACCCTAACACCAATCAACTTACATTCAGTCAGAAATGGCCTGCGAGCACTGTTGCGTCTGACGCAATGGCGTATGTCGTTGACGACCCGAATGTGTTGTTTGCAATCCAAGCTGACGGTGCGCCTGCTAACACAGGTGATATCTATGGTAAGAATGCTGTGTTTGTTCAGACCGCTCCAAATACCACGCTAAACATTAGTCGTGTGTCTTTGGACATCTCTGCAATCGGCACAGACCCACAGAACCCAATTCGTATCATCGACTATCTTGGCGGTGATCAGGGTGATGAAAAGGGTACTTCTTTCCCTGTTCTGGTGTGTAAGTTTAATTACCATCAGCACACGTCAACCACTGGCTCATCGTAAGGAGGTTGAGATATGGCTATTTCACGCGCTCAACTACTGAAGGAGCTTCTGCCGGGTCTTAATGCATTGTTCGGTTTGGAGTATCAAAAGTACGAAAACGAACATGCAGAGATTTATGAGACTGAAAACTCAGAGCGTAGCTTTGAGGAAGAGGTTAAACTTTCTGGCTTTGGCGCTGCGCCAATTAAGCCTGAAGGCTCTGCAATCTCGTATGACAACGCACAGGAGTCTTTCACTGCTCGTTACAACCACGAAACGGTTGCTATGGGCTTCTCCATCACCGAAGAGGCGATGGAAGACAACCTGTATGACTCCTTGTCTGCACGTTATACAAAGGCTCTAGCTCGCGCTATGGCCTACACCAAGCAGGTAAAAGCTGCGAATTTGCTGAACACTGGATTTGATACATTCACATCTGGTGATGGTGCATTCCTTTTCAGCACGTCGCACCCAACCGTTGCTGGTGGTAATAACGCAAACCGTCCTTCGACGGATGCAGACTTGAACGAAACCTCGCTTGAACAAGCGGTTATTGACATTGCTGCATTCGTTGACGAACGCGGCTTGTTAATTGCTGCGCGTCCTCGCAAGCTCATCGTTCCACCTGCGCTTATGTTTGTAGCAACTCGCTTGCTTCAGACTGAGCTTCGTACAGGTACTGCGGATAACGACATCAACGCTCTGCGTTCAAATGGTTCGATCCCAGAAGGTTACCGCGTTAACCACTACCTTACGGACACAGATGCGTTCTTCATCACTACAGATGTTCCAAACGGAATGAAGCACTTTGTGCGTACTCCAATGGCAACATCTATGGATGGTGACTTCGATACGGGTAACGTGCGCTACAAAGCGCGTGAGCGTTATTCCTTCGGCGTTTCTGATCCGCTCGGAATTTACGGTTCACCCGGAGCGTAAATTGTGATAATAGGATGGCGTCCAGTCATCTGGGCGTCCTCCCTGTTGGATTGGGGTAACTTCGGTTACCCCTTTCCTTCGTTTTGTTTTTGCTTCTTGCGTTCTCGTATGTGCTTTGAGATCAAAGACCGCACTATTCCAGCAACTTCTATACCGAGATCGTTTGCTTCTTCCTGTAAAAGGCCGTAGGTCTTCTCTGTGAGAAAGAGGCGTAATGCTATACGCTCAGTCTTTTTCATCTCTAGATACATAGACGTTCTTATAATTTTTTTTGTTGTACCGAATGCCTTTGCTATCTGTTCTAGGCTATAACCATTTTCAGCCATCTCTATAGCTTGCTCTGTTCTTGTCATAGTCTGTCCTCATATTCGTCTACTGGAGGCACTTCTTCTGGATTTGGCTCTTTCTTTTTGTTCATTTTCTTTACTTTCTTTTCTGTCAATTGTATTCTATTCTAGAATTGGGGTTAACATTAGCCTTGCAGACAGGACACCCCACCTGACGTTGCACAGACTGCTAGGCAAAACCTTGTGCAAGGGGTGATAATATGTCTTCGACCACTTTTTCGGGTCCAGTTACATCTACCAATGGTTTTATCTCTGGTTCTGGTTCTCTCGTTACCGTAGACGCCAATGTAACATTAACTTCTGCTAACCACGCTGGGCGCACAATGCTCCTCGATGTAGCAAGCGGCGCAACCGTTACGCTTCCAGCAGCAACTGGCACTGGCAATGTTTATAAGTTTTTTGTTAAGACGACTGTAACCTCAAACAACTATGTTATTCAAGCCGCAAGCGCGTCTGATAGCATGGCTGGGGTAGCTATCGTTGCAAACGATGGCGGCGACACAGCTTCTATCTTTGAAACTGTAGCAGCTTCTGACACCATTACTTTGAATGGAACCACCACTGGTGGAATCCTCGGCGGTCAGATTGAACTTCAGGATGTATATTCTGGAAAGTTCTCTGTTGTTATTCGTCAAGCAGCTACTGGCACAGAAGCAACTCCATTCTCAGCCGCTGTATAATAGGGGTAAGTAATGGGAAAGCTTAATAGCAAACCTTCTAAAGGGGCAGCAAAAGCTGCCCCAAAGGAAGAACCAAAAAAACGTGGGCGTCCATCTAAGAAAGAGGGCTGATAAATGGCAGATGCAGTTACAAGCCAAACCATCATAGATGGTCAGCACCATGCCGTTTTGAAGTTTACCAACATCTCTGATGGTACTGGTGAAAGCGCCGTTACGAAAGTTGATGTATCCTCGCTTGCTGCGAGTGCCTTTGATGGTAAGTCGTGCAGTGAAGTTGTCATCGAGCGTATATGGTGGCAGTGCATTGGCATGAAGGTACAAATCCTTTGGGATGCAACTTCAGATCAATTCTGTATTGAGCTTGGTGAAAACCAAAGCGGCAATCACGATTATAACTTGTTCGGTGGCCTCACCAATAATGCTGGTGCTGGTAAAACTGGTGATATAGCCTTCACTACTGTCGGAGCTACATCAGCAGATACCTACACCATCATTTTATATCTTCGCAAAAAGTATGCGTAGGAGGTTTTCGGATGGCTCGTGAAGTTAGCTCTATAACGCGGGTTGGCACTAGCGAGCCATTTGAACTACAGGTTGCGCGAGAGCAAATATCCTTCCACAAAACTGTTTTTAAGTTTGGTTACAACGCTGTTGTTGGAGCTACAAAAGAAACCATTTGGGAACAAGGTGGTTTATATTCCTACCCCGCATCAGCCACAGTAATGACTGTATCAAGCAGTTCGGCTAACGACACTGCCGCAGGAACGGGTGCAAGAACAGTAGAGATTTTTGGCCTAGACGCTGATTACAACGAAATAAACGAAGTTGTCACATTAAACGGACAAACGGCTGTTAATACGACAAAATCTTAT